GTAGGATTCTCTGTTGAAAGGCAATATGTAAATAAACTACCAGAAATTCCTGAAGAGATTTATGATACAGATACAACTATCACTGTACGTGATTCAAAAGAAGGTTGGGGTAAAGCACTACGTATGCTTATTGCTCTACTTTATTCTGGTGAATTGCCAAAATGGGATCTATCAAAACTTCGTCCTGCAGGAACAGTTCTAAAAACATTTGGTGGTCGCTCTTCTGGACCAGCACCATTAGATGAATTGTTTCATTTTGTTGTAAATGTTTTCAAAAGTGCAAAAGGTAGAAAACTAACATCTATTGAATGTCACGATATTATGTGTAAAATTGGCGAAGTAGTAGTTGTTGGTGGTGTTCGTCGTTCTGCTATGATTTCACTTTCAAATCTATCTGATGATCGTATGAGGAATGCTAAATCAGGTGCTTGGTGGGAACAAAATGTTCAACGAGCACTTTCAAATAATTCTGCTGTATATACTGAGAAACCAGATGTTCATCAGTTTATGCAAGAATGGTTATCATTATATGAATCTAAATCAGGTGAACGTGGAATCTTCTCACGTGAAGCATCTAAAAATGTTTGTAAGAAAAATGGTAGACGTGACCCTGATCATGATTTCGGAACGAATCCATGTTCCGAAATTATTCTACGACCATATCAATTCTGTAATCTTACAGAGGTTATTGCTCGTGCAGATGATACAGAAAATGATTTAATTGAAAAAGTAAAACTTGCAGCGGTTCTTGGAACTATTCAATCCACTTTTACTAACTTTCCATATCTAAGAAAGATTTGGAAAAAGAATACTGAGGAAGAAAGATTGCTTGGTGTTTCTATTACTGGTATCTATGATTGTCCTTTATTGAATGATTACAAAGATCCATCATTACCAGGACGATTAGAGATGTTGCGTCAAGTTGCTGTTGATACTAATAAAGAATTTGCTGAAATGTTAGGTATTCCACAGTCTGCTTCTGTTACATGCGTCAAACCATCAGGCACAGTTTCTCAGTTAACAGATTCTGCTTCTGGTATTCACGCAAGACACGATCCATATTATTATCGTCGTGTTCGTAATGATAATAAAGACCCGTTGACACAATTTCTTATTGATGCAGGCGTTCCAAATGAACCAGATGTAACTAAACCATATGCAACTACAGTGTTTACATTTCCAAAGAAAGCACCAGAAAGTGCATTATCAAGAGGTGATATTTCTGCAATTGATCATCTAGAACTTTGGTTGATGTATCAAAGACATTGGTGTGAACATAAACCTTCTGTTACTATTTCAGTAAAAGAAGATGAATGGCCAACAGTTGGTGCTTGGGTCTGGGAACATTTTGATGAGATGTCTGGTGTATCATTTTTACCTCACGATGGTGGAACATATCGACAAGCACCATATGAAACAGTATCAGAGGAAAAGTATAATGAATTATTAGAAATTATGCCAGAAAGTTTTGATTGGACTTCATTTGAAGAGAATCAAGATAATGTGGAAGGAGCACAGACATTAGCTTGTACTGCAGATAACTGTGAAATCTAGAACTAAATAGGGGCAGAGAAATCTGCCCCTTTTTTTTAGGAGAAATATGTGTCTTATTTAAATCATCCATTGCCAGATTGGCCTTGTTATATAAGAAATGAGTTTCTTTATAATCATAAAAAAGGACATAAAGAAGTGACTAAGTGTGATGTTCATACAGTATCATCAATTGAAAAAAGAGTTCCTTTATTTGAAGCATTATTAGAAAATGGTGTAAATTGGACAAGAAGACCTTTACATGCTTTTTGTTGGAATCCAGATTCAGAAATAGAACCTTTAAATCAAATTATGTACTGGAATTCATTTTCACCTTATATAGATGTTCAAAAAAGATCTAGACTTGATAATTTAAAAGCTGAACTTATAAGACCTGATGGAAAAAGGGTAAATGGAATATATATGTTTACTTTAGATTGGTCTTGGGAAAATAAATCAATAACAGATTTTAATTTTTCTGAATCACCAGAACACAAATGTGCACATTTATTTAAAGTAGAAACTGGTAATTATTATGCTTATCCAAATAATAGAATAATTTGGTATGATGAGTCTTTTATTTTTAAAAGAATAAAGAAAAATCCAGGTTATGAAATAGATTTATCTATATATTCTGTAGAAAATAGTAGAAATATAAGCACAAATGATGAATATTTTTACGGAGATAATAATCTAGAAAATAAGGAATAATTTATGAAAGAACTTTTAAGAGAATTATTTTTAATAATGGAGGATAATATATCAGATTCTAAAGAGAGATATGACATTTATCAACAATTCATTTCACATTTATTTGAGGTTGATAATGAAATTTTAGAATATCTTTTAGATAATAATGAAGAATTTTCTGATGCTTATCAAGATTATGTTGCTGAAATAGAGGCAGAAGAAGAGGAATAAATAATACCATTGATGAAAGGATGGTATTATGTGGTTATATAATAATAAAGATATTACTGAAGATGATATAAAAGGATATGTTGGTTTTGTTTATCTAATTGAAAATCTAGATAATAATATGTATTATATTGGTAAGAAATCACTAAAGAAAACAAAAGTATATCAGAAGAATAAAAAGAAAAAAAGAATGCTTGTTGAATCGGATTGGAAAGACTATACTGGTTCTAACGACTTACTAAATGAACACATTGAATCTGGTAATAAAATAAGAAAAACAATAATCAGAATGTGTAGAAACAAAACTGAGATGAGTTATTATGAAGCAAAAGAACAATTTTCTCGTGATGTTCTGCTTGATAAAAACTCATATAACCAATGGATAATGGTGAGAGCAAGAAAGTCTAATTTAATGATTGACAAATAGAACTTACCTTGATATAATCTGACTACAATAGGAGATTTAAATGGAACATATCAAAATTGTAGTTAATAGTTCTGGTAAAGGTGATGAGTTATTTGTGTTGTTTGAAAAACATACAAATAAGGTGATTTCTATCAATCAGTATTATAGTATGATTGATAGGACTGAATCTATAACTAAAGATAATGGTTCCTATGGTAGTTTATTAAATATAGCAAGGAAAATTTTAGATGGTAAGTAATTTTATTCGTGTTATGGATTTTATGAATAACTTTGGTCAAGAAGTGAAGTATAATCCAGAATTTCCAGATGAAAAAGTCCAGAAACTTAGGATTTCTCTTATTGAAGAAGAGTTAGAAGAGTTGAAAGAAGCAATGGGAAAAGAAGATATGGTTGGAGTTGCTGATGCTCTTACTGATATTCTTTATGTTACATATGGTGCAGGTGCTGCATTTGGTATTGACTTAGATAAATGCTTTGAAGAAGTTCATAGTAGCAATATGTCTAAGCTTGATAGGAATGGACATCCAATCTATCGTAACGACGGAAAGATTCTAAAAGGTCCAGATTATTTTGAACCTAATCTTGAAAAGATTGTAAAAAATGGTATACAAAAATATTAGCAATTTAGACAATGGAGGATATGACTTGTTATGAAAAATGTAGTTTTATATACAAAATCTGAATGTGTTTTTTGTAATAATGCAAAAGCACTACTAAAAATGAATAATATAAAATATACAGAAAAACATTTGGATAGAGATTTTACTCGTGAAGAAATCAAAGAAAAATATCCCACACAAAAAACTTTTCCTGTAGTTTTTATCAATGAAGAATTCATTGGTGGATATACTGAGTTATTTGACCGTTTGCGAGGAAAAGATGAAGTCTAGTGAGATGTATATTAGACAACTTCTTCAAGATAATATTAATGAAATGAAACTTAAGATTAATAATACTAAAAAAAAGATTCAAGATTATAAAAAAGAAATAAAATTTCTGGAAAGTGTGTTGAATGACTAAATTTGAATCATATTTCATCGAAAACATCATTCCAATTATTCTTATTGGTAATATGTTTTTATTCATTTCTTGGATGGTAGACGGTCTAGTATATACTCCATTATTAGTTTCACATATCTTAGCAGTATTATATTGTGGTTATAAATTTTTCAATAGAGGAAACAATGTCTGATACAATTTTTGATTTGGAACAAAAGATTCTTCAGTTTGCTAACATCCTAGATGATTTGGAAACTTTTGTATCAAAAATAGAACAAAAAGATAGGTATAAAATTGATACTGAAATCTCACATATCATTGGATTTTATCATTTTAAATATAATGATTTGTGGAACACATTTGAACAACATACAAAAGATTATTATAAAAAGAAATCAAATGTATATGATGATTTGCCATCGGATGTAGAACCACAAGAATATAAAGATGACCCACAAGGAGTCTATGAAATAGATGAAAATGGTATTCCAAAATGGCTTTAATTAAAAATATTTTAATGTTTTTTGGTATTTTTACCTTGACAGTGTTAATCTTAAATGGTATATTATTTCTAATATTTGCCATTTGTTACAACAATCCAGTTTGTGGATAGAATATGTGTGGAATACATGGGTTCTCATTTAAAAATTACAAACACATAAAGAACATGATACTAGTGTCTGAAAATAGAGGACCAGACGCTAATGACATTTATATTGATGATTTTGTATCACTAGGACACAATCTTTTAAATATATCAAATCTTCCTATAGAAGAAACAACTCAACCATATATTTCTCCTAAAGGAAATGTTTTAGTATTTAATGGCCAAATATATAAAGAATGTTACTTAGATACAAAATATTTATCAGAAATGTTAGATTATTATGGTATAGAATATTTAAGAAATATTAATGGTGCGTTTTCATTATGTTGGTATGAGAAAAAAACTAAAACTATCACTATTGCTAGAGATCATTATGGTCAAAGGCCTTTATTTTATAATTTAGATAATGGATTGGTTTTTAGTAGTAGTATATATTCTCTTAAAAGTGTCGGTATAGACTTAGAGAAAGATAGAGAATCCATTAAAAGATTTCTTTTTAATGATAGGTTTTGGCAAGGGCGTGATACATTTTATAAAAATATAAAAAAATTAGTTCCAGGAGAATATATAAAATTTTCTGTTAAAAAAAATAAAATAATAAGTCGTGGTTCTTTATTTGATTTTCAAATGGAAAACCAAAAACCAAATGATAAAAAAATAAAGAAATTGATAGAGAAATCTATTGTTAATACGGTATATAATAATAATAGCACATGTGTTCTTTTATCTGGAGGATTGGATTCTACTACAATATTAAATTGTTCTAAGAATTTAGATATGGATTTATTTTCACTTTCATGTGGATATAAATCGTTATATGATTTAAAAAAAGATGAAGATTATGATAGTATGCTTAACTATACGGAAGAAGTTAATTATGCAAAAAAAACATCTAAGTTTTATAATATTCCTTTCTATGATAAAACAATATCAATTTCTGAGTTAAGAGATTCAGTAAAAGATTCTATCAAATGTAGTTTGTTACCATTTTTTGATGACAATAGGTATGTGGTTAGATACTTAACATATAAAAAAGCACACGATCTTGGATGTAAGGTAATAATAAATGGAGATGGTGGTGATGAAATTTTTACTGGATATAGTGGTCATGATCTTTACAAAAATCCAAACTTTCCAAAATTTAAATATGAAATTTTACATGATGAGTTTTATGAATGGTTTCCTAAACACGTTCTTGGAAAGGACGAAATGAACAATAATTTTTTTATTAGGATTATGTTATCAATAGATTCCTTTTGTTTATCTTCTGATAGCTTAGCTTCTAATTTTTCTATGGAATCTAGAAGTCCATTTTTATACCAAGAATTAGTAAAAAACTGTCTTAATATATCTGGAAAATATAAACTTCAAAAGAAAAGAAATAATTTTAGATCGGGGACATACAAATATCTATTAAGAGAATTATTTAAAGATGATCTTCCTTCTTGGGTCATAAATAAAAATATAAAAGTTGGTTGGGCATCTCCTTGGAATTCTAGGAATGAAAAAAGTAATTTTAAAAATGCATTGAAAAATATAAGTTTATTAGAGGATATAATAAAATGAACACTACAGGAAAAGTTTTGTTGACAATTGCAGCAGTTGCTGCTATTACTATTGCATTCGGTGTTTCTGCTGTAAGAGCAGGACCAAGTTTTGAATTGAATATTGGACCTAAAGGATTTGATTTTAGGATTGATAAAAATGATAAACATTGGCAAAGATATCGTCGTAGGCAAATTTGTCATCGTAGAGCAAGACGATATTGTTCACATTGGAGAGAAGAATATAAGCATTTTCGTGACAGATGGTATCTGAGGCAATATAAATCTTGTAAAAAAGATTATATGTGGATGTGTAGAAACACATGAAATATGAAGTGTATGTAACTTTAAGAAATGGTATTCTTGATAAAGCAGGTAATGCTGTTACCAAAGTCTTGAATGATAGATATGGTGGAGTAGAATCTGTTCGCATTGGTAAGATTATTCATATTGAATGTAATGAAAAAGATATTGAGAAGATTGCCAAAGAAGTTACAAATGAGGTAATGGAAGATTATGAAATAAAGACGTGTAGCTCAATTGGTTAGAGCCATTCGCTCATAACGGATCGGTTGGGGGTTCAAGTCCCTCCACGTCTACCAAAAGGATCTAAGTTTGTAAAATTATAAACCCCTGTAATGGCCACGTCTTCTAAACGATAGGTGCATAATTGGATAATGTAGGTTCGAGTCCTACCAGGGGTGCATAAGTCTCCAGTAAGTATAAATAGGCAATATGTAGTAAGACCTGTTTATATGAACTGGAGACTAAAATGTATTATACTGTCTACTTAATAACTAATAAGAAAAATGGAAGATGTTATATCGGAAAACATCAAACCAAAGATTTAGATGATGGTTACATGGGTTCTGGAAAGCTAATTATAGCAGCAATTGAAAAATATGGATTAGAACAATTCGAAAAAAAGATTCTTTATGTATTTGAAACTGAAGAAAAAATGAATGCCAAAGAGAAAGAATTAGTGACAGAAGAATTTTGTAAATCCGATGTATCTTATAATCTTTGTCCAGGTGGTCATGGTGGTTTTGGTTATATTAGAAGTCATCCAAAATTTAAAGAATGGCAATTAAAAGCAGCAACAAAAAGTGGTGAAATAGCAAAAAAAAGATGGGAATCTGGGAATTTAAGTTCTGGTCAATGGTGGTTTACTGATGAGGGTATTTTAAAAAGATGTGAACTTTCACTCAAAAAATTAAGGGAAAAATATAAAAATAGAAAATGGACATTTAGTGATAAAAAACATTCAGAAGAAACTAAAATAAAAATTGGATTAGCAAATTCTAAAAGACAATCTGGAAAAGGAAATTCCCAATATGGGACCATGTGGATAACTAATGGTTCCGAAAATAAGAAGATCAAAAAGATTGACAAGATACCAGAGGGATGGTATAAAGGCAGAACGGTTTAATATAGGATAAGTTAAATGACAACATTTCTGATTATATATTCAATAATTGCATTAGTAACAACAGTATCATTGTTGTGTATTTTTACAGTTCATAATGGTTTATTTGTAACAACAAGAAACGAAGTTGTTAAAATTCAATTATGGGCTTGTGTTGGTCTTATTTTGATGGGAATATTTTGGCCAGTGTTTGCTATTCTTGTGTTCATTGGTTA